AACATTAACTAGAGGAACTGTCTAATATTAATTTATGTCAGTAATTGACCGAGTTAAAAGCCACTTTGAGTCGCTTCAAACAATAAAGATTGAAGTAGAAGAATGGAAAGATGAACACGGCAACCCATCTATATTTTATTCAGAACCTTTAACACTTGAAGAAAAAAACATTATCTTTAAGAAGTCTAGTAATTTTCAAGACTTAAATGTTCTTGTTGATTTGCTTATAATGAAGCTAAAAGTTAAAAATGACAAAGGTGATTTAGTAAAAGCTTTTCAACTCGAAGATAAATTTGCTTTAAGAAAAAAAGCAGACTCTAATGTCATTGCTACTGTTGCCAATAGAATACTTGTAGATACAAATTACGAGGAAGCCGAAAAAAAGTAAGTAGCGATCCTGAAATAAGGTCGCTGTTAGTCATAGCAGACAGATTACACATTACAATTCAACAAGTTTTAGATATGCCTGTAAGCCATTATAATCTTTGGTTAGCTTACTTGAAAAAAGAACAAGATGAGTATAAAACAAGAAAATCACTAGCTGAAGCGAAAAGGTTTAAAACATAATGGCACAAAGACTTAATATAGATATAGTAGCACGAGATAAAGCGACTAAAGCTTTAAATGGTCTTAGAGGTGGTTTAGCTAGAGTAAGAGGTGCAGTTTTTAATCTACAAAATGCTTTTATTGGTTTAGGTGCTGGATTAGTAATTAGAAATTTAGTCAATACAGGAAAAGAATTAGAAAACTTACAAGTCAGATTAAAATTCTTATTAAAAGATACTAACGAGGGTGCAAAAGCTTTTGACAACATGGTCAAATTTGCATCAAGAGTTCCTTTTTCACTTGAAGAAATACAATCAGGTTCAGGAATATTAGCAACAGTTACAGACAACGCAAAAGACTTGCAACAAATGTTAGAGATAACAGGTAATGTTGCGGCAGTTACAGGATTAGATTTTAGAACAACAGCAGAACAAATACAAAGATCATTTAGTGCTGGTATCGGTGCGGCAGATTTGTTTAGAGAAAAAGGTGTAAGAAATATGCTTGGTTTCCAAGCTGGTGCAAATGTTTCAATAGAAGCAACAGCAGAAGCATTTGAAAAAGTTTTTGGTAAAAACGGAAGATTTGGACAAGCAACAGATGAACTAGCAAACACTTTTGAGGGAACTATGTCAATGTTAAATGACAAAGTTTTTACTTTCAAAAAAACTTTATTAGATGCTGGATTTTTTGCTGAACTTAAAAATCAATTTGGAGATTTAGATGATTTCTTAAATGAAAATTCAGAACAACTTGATGCCATTGCAGAAAAGATTGGAAAAGATTTAGCTGATGCAACAATAAAAGCGGCAGAGGGAATAAAATTATTAGTAGAAAATTTCAGAAAGTTTCAATCAATTTTAGGATTAATATTAATAGCAATAGGTGGATTTACAACTAAACTTGCTGGTGCTGCTTTAATAATAAATGACATTAATCGAAGAATAAAAAAATTAACAGGAGAAATAGTTATAGAGTTTGAAAGAATAAGAAAATTTGAACACGAATTATCAGTACCTGTAAAAAATTTAAAAGAAGAAGCAGAATTAGTTTTAGTTCCAATAAGAGAATTTGAACACGAAATGTCTGTTGCCATTCCATCTGCAACACAAAAAGCAATAAGTAAATTTGAAGAATTAAATAATACATCTTTAGAAAATTTAAGAAACAAAATTTCAGATATTAGAACAACAATAGTTGAGGGTTTAAATGGTGGAATAACTAAATTTTCTAATGCTTTATCAAGAGCAGTTATTTTAGGAGAAGATTTAGGTAAATCATTTAAAAGAATGTTACAAGATGCTCTTATAAATAGTTTAGCCATAATGATTGAGATGGTTATAAGAATGGGAATACAAAAGTTATTAGGTATTGAATTAGAAAAAGGAGATAACAGAAGATTATCAACCGAGAAAAAAATTACAGGTGAAAAACAAAAACAAGTTGCACTACAAGCTATATTACTTGCTATGGGCGGTGGCGGTGGTTCAGGCGGTGGTTTTAAACTTCCATTTTTTGACAAAGGCGGTGCAGTATCAAAAGGAAAACCTGTTGTTGTAGGTGAAAGAGGTGCTGAATTGTTTATACCAAACCAAACAGGACAAATCACACAATCAGCTAGAGGAATAGGCAGTAGCCCTGTAAATGTTAATTTTGCAATAACAACTTTAGATGCAACAGGATTTCAAGATATGTTAGTTCAGAACAGAGGAACAATATCAAGTATAATTAACCAAGCAGTTAATGAGAGAGGTGGAAATAATTTAGTATAATGAGTGGTGCTTTTCCTATATCAAATGCAAAGTTTTCAACAATGGGCATCAAGTCTATTCAAAACACTATTATTTCTAAATCAGATAGTGGAAAGAAACTAGCACGTCAAATAGATGGTCAAAGATTTGCTTTTACAGCAGAAATAATTACAGCAAAAAGATCAGATGTTTATGGAGAACTTATGGCTTTTATTGTTAAACAAAGATCAGGTAAAGAAAATTTTACAATCATTCCGCCTGAAATAGAAGATGCTAGAGGTTCAGAAACAGGAACAGTTTTAGTCAATGGAGTTCACGCAGTTGGTGATACAACAATAGCAATGGACGCATTTGCTGGTGATGGTGCGGGTAGATTTAAGACGGGAGACTTTATTAAATTTGCCTCGCACAATAAAGTTTATATGGTTGTGTCAGATGTTACTTCAAGTTCTAGTGCCGCAACAGTTACTATTGAACCACCTCTTACAACAGCATTAGCAGACGACTCAGTTGTTACTTATGACAATGTTCCATTTACTGTCCACTTAACTTCTGACATTCAGGAGTTTGGAGTAGTAGGTGCAGATAAAGACGGAAATTTATTATATAGCTTTCAAATGGATGTTGAGGAGTCTTTATAATGAAATATAAAGTAAGGCATTGGATAACTGTTGATATGATAGCAGAAGAAATTATTGACGGAGATGGTGTTGATTTAAAAACAAACAATTTAGGAAAACACGAAGAACCATCTGAAAAAGCAACTTATATCGTGTCGGACTATATTAAAGTTAAAAGGAGAACAATAGAAGATTATGACGAGAAGCTTAACGACAGCAGTAAAGAACGAACTAGCAACAAATGATATTAGACCCGTACATCTTATCACAATCGGTTTTTCTAGCCCTGTTAATATTACTGATTGTTCTTTCTCTTTAACAAGTTCAGTATCAGGTTCTAGCGTAACTTATACTGCGTCTGATTTTATAATGGGTCTTTCTAATTTTACGGAAGAAACAGATGTAACCAAAACATCTTTAACATTATCTTTATCAGGTGCAGATTTAACTTTTATTTCAACTGTTTTAAATGAAAATGTTGTGAACGATAGTGTAGATATTTTTAGAGGTTTTTTAGATGACAGTAACGCACTTATAGCTGACCCTTTTTTATTATATTCAGGAACAATAGATACTTTTGCAGTATCAGAAAATGAAAAAGCAAGTACACTAAACTTACAAATAGTTTCTCATTGGGCAGACTTTGATAAAACAAATGGTAGAAAAACAAATAACACATCACAACAAAGATTTTTTAGCTCTGATGTAGGAATGGATTTTTCAAGTCAAACAGTACAAGATATAAGATGGGGTAGAGCATAATGGGTTTAATAAAAAGAGCAATAAGTTTTGCAAAAAAAGTAGTAACAGCACCTGTAAAAATAGTTACAAAAGCTTTATCTTGGATTGCACCCAAACCACCTGAAATTCCTGACTTTGGAACTACTGATTTTGATGACTTTGAAAGAGGCATTTTATTAAATAAACAATCAAATGATGCTAATGTTCCTGTAATTTATGGAACAAGATTAGTTGGCGGAACTAGAGTATTTTTAGAAACCTCAGGAACAGATAACACTTATTTATATATGGCTATTGTTCTTGGAGAGGGAGAAATAAACGATATTACTGAAATAAGAGTTGATGATAAAACTGTTACTTGGGCAAGTGATTTAGCTGACAATACAGCAGTTGAAGTAGGTAGTGGAGATAGTAATTTTTATAAAGACTCTGCAAGTTTAATTAGAGTTGAACCTCATTATGGCTCAGATAGTCAATCAGCATCAAGCTTATTATCTACATTATCATCTTGGGGAAGCAATCATAGACTTAGAGGTTTGGCTTATTTAGCTTTACGATTTACATGGAATCAAGACGCTTTTTCAGGCATACCAAAAGTTCAAGCGTTAGTTCAAGGAAAAAAAATTGTAACATTAGCATCTAACTTATCCGAGCAGACAGCAAGTTTTTCAAGCAACCCAGCATTTTGTCTTTTAGATTATTTAAGAAATGAAAGATATGGAAAAGGAATTGCAACGGCAGATATTGATTTACAAAGTTTTTATGACGCTTCACAAGTTGCTGTAACACAAGTAACACCTTATTCAGGTGGATCAAATATAAACATATTTGATTGTAACGCTGTATTAGATACCTCAAAAAAAATTATTGATAATGTTAGAACTATTTTAAGAGGTTGCAGAGGTTATCTTCCTTATACGGGTGGTAAATATAAATTAATTATAGAAACAACAGGTTCAGCTTCTATTACTCTAACAGAAGATGATATTATAGGCGGCTTTACTTTAAATAGTGAAAACAAAAATGACAAGTTTAACAGAGTTATTTGTAGCTTTGTAAATCCTGATAGAAATTTCCAAGTAGATGAAGTTCAATTTCCACCAATAGACGACTCAGGATTAGCAAGTGCAGATCAACATGCAACTATGAAAACTGCTGATGGTGGTTTTTTACTTGAGGGAAAATTTGATTTCCAAACAATAACAAGTCCGTATCAAGCGGAAGAAATGGCAGAGATTATTTTAAGAAGAAGTAGAGAAGCTTTGAAGTTAGATGTTAATGTAAGTGGTGATGGTTACGATCTTGCAATAGGAGATATAGTAAATATTACACACGCATCATTAGGTTTTTCTGCAAAAGCTTTTAGAGTTTTAGCTGTAAGTTTTAACGAGGATTATACAATAGGTTTGACATTAGTCGAATATCAAGCATCTCATTATACTTGGGCAAGTAAAGCACAACAATCTTCAACTCCAACAACAACTTTACCAAACCCTTTTTTAATTCAACCACCAGCAAGTGTAACTTTAACAGACCAACTAATATCTTATAATGATGGAACTGTAATCGTTGCTTTAGATATAGCTGTGAGTGCTTCTCCAAACAGCTTTGTGTCTTTTTATCAAGTAGAATATAAAAAAGCATCTGATTCAGATTTTATAATATATGCACAGGGATCAGGATTAACTCATAGAGTCCTAAATGTTATTGACCAAGAAACTTATGATGTAAGAGTTAAAGCTGTTGGTGTAAGTGGTGCATCTAGCACTTATGTTACTGCACAAAGAACGATTGTTGGTGCTACTGATCCGATCTCAAATGTTACAGACTTCTCTTGTAATATTGTTGGAAACGAAGCTCATTTATCTTGGGAAGCGGTAACAGATTTAGATTTAGCATATTATCAAGTTAGATACTCAACTTTAACAACGGGTGCAGAATGGCAAAACTCAGTATCATTAATTGAAAAAGTATCAAGACCAGCAACCTCAGTAACAGTACCAGCTAGAGTAGGTTCTTATTTAATAAAAGCGGTTGATAAATTAGGTAACTTTTCTTTACAAGCTACTGTTATCGCAACGAATGTAACTGCAATAGGTAATTTTAATAATGTTGCGAGTGCAACTGAAAACCCTAACTTTACAGGAACAAAAACTAATTTAACTTTAGCAAGTAATTTATTAAGATTAACAGATTTATCACAAACGGGAACTTATGACTTTGCAAGTGTTATTGACATAGGTGCATCACACACTTCTAGGGTAACAGCTTCTTTAACTCAATTCTCCGAAGACCCTACTGATTTATTTGATTCTAAAACAGGATTATTTGATGCGGCAACAGGTTCATTTGATGGAGATGCACCAGCTAACGAAAACGCACATTTAGAAATAGCTTTATCTGATGATAATTCTACTTTTACAGCATTTAGGAATTTTGTAATAGGAGACTACACAGCAAGATATTATAAATTTAGATTAGTTTTAATTTCAAGAGACGGTACAACAACACCTGTAATTTCTGCATTATCAGTATCTATTGATATGATTGATAGAATACAATCAGGCAATGATATTTCAAGCGGTGCTGGAACAAAAACAGTTTCATTTACAAAAGCGTTCAAAACTGTTAATTATGCAGTAGGTATAACAGGTCAAGGTATGGCAACAGGTGATTTCTTTTTAGTAGAAAACAAAACTATAAATGGATTCGATGTGACTTTTAAAAACTCATCAAATTCTGCTGTATCAAGAACATTTGATTTTATAGCAAAAGGATTTTAATTTATGGCAAATCACGATTATGTAATAGATAACCAAACTTTCCCAGCAACAAGGACAGACTTAAATAATGCCCTATCCGCTATTGTATCTAACAACTCATCATCATCAGAGCCATCTACAAAATATGCGTATCAATGGTGGTATGATACTTCTTCAAATACTTTAAAATTTAGAAATGCTGACAATGATGCTTGGGTATCTTTTGCTATATTTGATATGTCAACTGACACAGTTAATATTGTAGATAGCACAGTTACTTTATCCAGCTTATCGTCTTTATTTCACGACAGAGGTGCTTATGGTTCAGCTTCATCACCAATAACTTACACAGTAACAGTAGGAACAAAAACTGCGGCACACCCATATCATTCTGTTGGAAGTTCAAATGCTTATTTTTTAGAGTCTATGGAAGCACCAGCATTTACGCTAAATGGTGCAGATACAGCAAAACCTTATTATTACAAATTCGATCAATCAGATGGAACAAACGCAACACACCCTTTAAGATTTTATTTAGATGACGCAAAAACAACTGCTTATACAACAGGAGTTACAACAAGTGGAACTCCTGGCTCATCAGGTGCATATACCCTTTTAGCAGTTGATGAATACACTCCAAATATTCTTTATTACCAATGTTCATCTCATGCACATATGGGTAATCATTTTAAAATTATATCAAGTAAATTAAATTCTAATGGTGTTACTTTTAAAATGCCTACCGCAGACGGAACATCAGGACAAGCTCTAGTTACTGACGCATCAGGCAATTTATCTTTTGCTTCTATATCAGAAACTAAACCAACAATCACATCTTCTAATTTATTTGTAGCACCTAGCACATCAACCGCAGTTACTATCGCTGGAACTAATTTTGTTTCTGTTCCGATAGTAGAAGCTATTAACTCATCAACAGGTGCAATCACTAGAGCAACCGCAGTAACTTTCACAAGTGCTACATCAATTTCAGCAACTTTTAATCTAGCATCTGCATCTTATTTTATCAGAGTTGAAAACAATGATGGTAACGCAGTAAGATCATCTTCCGCTATTTTATCTGCTTCTTCCGCACCAACTTTTTCAACGTCTGCTGGGTCAATTGGAACTGTATCTGCGGGAAGCACAGTATCATTGTCAGTAGCGGCATCATCAGACTCAACAGTAGCTTTTTCAGAAACTACATCTATTTTAACTTCAAATGCAAACACTCCATCGGCTACAATGAATTTAACATTAAACAGTAGCACAGGTGCAATAACAGGAACAGCACCTAGCCCAACAGGTGATACAACCTACACGTTCACTATTAGGGCGACAGATGCGGAAAGCCAAACGGCAGATAGAGAGTTTTCAATTACTGTTTCTGTTGGTATAAACAATTCAGGACAATTTAACTAGGATAATATTATGGCATCAACTTTTCTTTCAACAACACTAGGAACACCAACAAGCTCAAGAATTTGGACATTTTCAACTTGGTTAAAAAGAGGTGGTTTAAATTCTACACAACACATTTTTAGTATTGATAGTGGTAGTAATAGGGATGCTTTTAGTTTTGATTCTGATAATGGATTAAGATTATATTTTAATGGTAGTGCAACAGGATATGCTGATTTATCTACTAACAGAGTATTAAGGGATACTTCGGCATTTTATCATTTAGTTATAGCAGTTGATACAACACAAAGTACAGCAGCTAATAGAGTAAAATTATATATAAATGGTACTCAATATACTTGGGATGAAACTACAATATTTGGAGACCAAAATTACGATACTTTTAATGCTAGTGGAAGCACTTTTAGAATTGGTAGAGATAGAACTGATGGTAATTATTTTGATGGAATATTAGCACATACGCATTTTGTAGATGGAACTCAATATGCGGCTTCAACTTTTGGCGAATCAGATTCTACTTCTGGAATTTGGACTCCAAAAACTGCACCATCAGTAACTTATGGAAATAATGGTTTCTTTTTAAAATTTGAAAATTCAGGTAATTTAGATTTAGACAGTAGTGGCAATAGTAGATCATTTACTACGTCAGGAACACTAACTCAAAATGTAGATACTCCGTCAAATAACTTTGCTACTTTAAATCCTTTACACAAGACAGGTGGTACAGCACTTAACGCATTAACAAACGGAAATTTAACTTATACTGGACATTCAAGCACAAGTTATTCAGGTACATACTCATCTATAGCGGCTTCAAGTGGAAAATATTATGCAGAATTTAAATGTACTGGTGGTGGTGGTGCTCATGACATGATGATAGGTGCTGGAAATGGAATTACGAATACTACTGCTCCAGGTGCTAGTTCAAATGACTTGGTAGTTTTTGGATATGATGGAAAATATTATAATGGTGGTTCAGGTGTAAGTTGGGGTGGATCAAGCTGGACTTCTGGGGATATTATTGGTGTAGCAATGGATTTAGATAATAATAAATTATACGTTTCTAAAAATGGAACTTATATGAACTCTGGCAATCCGACATCAGGGTCAAGTGGTACTGGTGCATTAACACTTGCTACATCATCTACAGGATTTTATCATTTTTTAATTGGTGATTATGGTGGTGATGGTACACCTATTTGTGATGCTAATTTTGGTCAAGGATATTTTGGCACAACACAAGTCGCTTCTGCTGGAACTGCACCTAGTGAGGGTGGTGTCTTCGAGTACGATTGCCCCTCAGGTTTTCAAAGTTTATCCACGAAAGGTATTAACAGTTTTTAATTAATATGATAAAAAGGATTTAACTATGGCTTATATTTCATTTCAACCACATGATTATTTTAATACTAAATTATTTACAGCTAATGCTTCAACTCAATCTATAACAGGTGTTGGATTTCAACCTGACATGGTTTGGGGAAAGAGTAGAGGAAATGCTTATGATCATGAAATTTATGATGCTGTAAGAGGAGTTCATAAAAGAATAAAACCAAACCAAAATCATGCAGAAGCTTCAGATACAGGAAATTTAACTTCTTTTGATTCAGATGGATTTTCTTTAGGTTCAGCTACAAATATGAACTATACTAACGGAGATAATATCGTTGCTTGGAATTGGAAAGCTAGTGGTTCAGGTTCAGCAAATACAGATGGCTCTATAAACACTACATCAACATCAGTTTCAACAGTATCGGGTTTTTCAATATCTACATACACAGGCACAGGTTCTAACGCAACAGTAGGACATGGTTTAGGTGTTGTTCCTAAAGTATTTATGATTAAAAGACTGAATGACACAGGAGATTGGAGAATGTACACAGAAATGACAGGAAATGAAAGTCAACTATCATTAAGTCAAAATTCTGCCGCAGATAGTGGTAATACTACTATGTGGAACTCAACGTCACCAACAAGCACCACGTTTGCTTTTGGAACACACGGAAACGTAAATACTTCAGGTGGAACTTACGTTGCTTACTGTTTCGCACAGAAAGTTGGATTTAGTTCTTTTGGAAAATATATTGGTACAGGTTCAGCAACATCATGTCCATTTATCTACACAGGATTTAAACCAGCATTTGTTATCGTGAAACTTTCTAGTGGAGCAGACAACTGGATGATGTTCACAAATAAAATTGGTTCTCAAACAGATGAAACAGGTGGTCACAATATACATAACAGATTAATAGAAGCTAATGGTAGTGGTGCTGAACAAAGTGCTGGAACAGGTCATGGTTTAGATTTTTATGCAAATGGTTTTAGAGTTATTGAAGATAATGTTAATATGAATGGTAGTGGTTCGACATACATATATCTTGCCTTTGCCGAAGAAAGTATAGTATCATCAAATGGTGTACCCGCTACTGCTGGATAATTATGCAACTATCTAAACATTTCAAATTAGAAGAATTTGAGAAATCAATGACAGCTACTCGTAAGGGTATTGAAAATAAAGCTGGGTCAGGAGAAATAAAAAATCTTACTGATCTTTGTTATGGTGTTCTTGAACCTGTAAGAGCAAAGTTTGATAAACCAATTATAGTTACATCAGGATATAGAAGCCCTGAACTATGCGAAGCTATCGGTTCAAAAAGTACGAGCCAACACACAAAAGGTGAAGCGGTTGATTTTGAGATAGCTGGTGTTTCTAATTTACAAGTAGCTTTATGGATTAATAATAACTGTGACTTCGATCAATTAATTTTAGAATATTGGAAAGATGGTGAACCTAATAGTGGTTGGGTTCATTGTAGTTTTGTTGAGGGTAGTAATAGAAAACAAGTATTAACATTTGATGGCAAACAATATATAAATGGATTACCTGACGCAAAATGGTCAGATGGTAAATTACAAAACTAAAAGGAGATAATTATGCCTTATCACTACGGACACGGAAAAGATAAGAAAAGAAAGAATAAACCCAAAAAAAGTAAAATGGGTAAAAGAAAAAAAAGAAGATAATGGTTAAAAGAAGAAAGAAACCGCCTAGAGGGTATCACTATATGCCAGATGGGCGGTTGATGAAAAACTCAGCACACAAAAGAAAAAGAAAAAAGAAAAGATGAGAGGTTTTACAACTACAACTACACTAGCTGAAATGATTAATAAAAGATCAATGCGTAAAAGGAGAAGAAGTGGCAAGAAAAAGAAAAAGAAGAAAAGTTCCAAAAGATAAAGCAACTGATTTACCTAAAAAATATCTATCAGGACTTAAAGGTAGCAAGAGATCAGCTAGAGCAAGTTTAATTAAATCTATGTCAGCTTTATATAAATCAGGTGCAAGAATACCAGCATCAATGTTTAAAGCTAGGAGAAAATAATGGCAGTAAAAAGAAAACCTTTATCAAAACAAGTTATTTCTACATTAAGAGCAAAAGCAAAGAAAAGAAAAAATATAACTCTTGGTATGCTTAAAAAAGTATATCGTAGAGGTCAAGGTGCTTTTTTATCTGCTGGTTCAAGACCACGAACTTCTATGGCTTCTTGGAGTATGGGTAGAGTAAATAGCTTTCTAAGAGGGAGTAGAAAACATGATCTTGATTTAAGAAGAAAAAGACGTAAAAGGTAGTTATGAAAAAAAACTTTACAACAAACGAAAAGTTTATTGAG